CGTCAACGAAAGTTGGTGAGCGCAGGGAAACAAAACTGCGGATGTTTCCTCCTCTTGGACGATTGCATGTACGACAACAAGTTTCTCAAGGACACGTGCATCAGACAGTGTTTCATGAATGGAAGACACTGGAAAATCTTCTTCATGTTGACGATGCAATATTGTATGGACCTACCCCCTGCATTGAGAGCAAACGTAGACTATGTTTTTATTTTGAGAGAGAACATCATACAGAACAGGGAAAAGCTCTATAAATCATTCTTTGGAATCTTCCCATCTTTCGACATGTTCAACAAGGTCATGGACGCGTGTACAGAGAACTACGAGTGTCTGGTATTGGACAACACGGTGAAATCCAACAAGATTACGGATTGTGTCTTCTGGTACAAAGCGAACATCAGGAAGAATTTTAGAGTCGGAGCCCCTGAACTGTGGGCGGCGCACAAGAAGATGTACAACCCCAAACACATGCAAGACCGCCAGGGGGACCCGAAGAAGATGACGAAGAAGACTGCGCTCACAGTGACTAAAAAGAAATGAGCTGATACAGTAATATGTCAGACGACGTGGTGACGTACAATCTGAGTGATTCCGGTGATGGCATGGTTCCCCTGCACCCACCGGCGCAGCCGCAGCCGCAGCCGCAGCCACAGCCGCAGCCGCAGCCACAGCTGCAGCCTCAATCAGACGCGCGCGAGCCCGTGAGCACGGCGTTCGTCATGGGTGAAAAAAATGTCCGTCAACAACATATGGACTCGACACCCATCTCCGAAATCATGGAACCGGAAATGGTTCAACCCGCTGACCCCAGGATGCAAGGTGTCATGCCGCAGATGGTGGCCCCGCAACCGGGGGCGCCCACGGCCGCCTCCTTCGCCATGCAGCAGCAACAGCAGCAGCAACAGGTTCCGGAGAAGCAAAACCCGATGGGTCTCTCTGACGACCAAATGACCGCTCTCTTGGTGGCGGCGTGCGCGGCCGCTGCCGTGAGCAAGCCGGTGCAAGACAAGTTGGTGACCTCTGTTCCCAAGTTCCTTAACGAACAAGGGAGCAGAAGCGCTGTGGGCCTCGCGGCCACGGGCGCGGTTGCCGCGGTTCTTTTCTACTTTGGGAAGAACTACATTTAAGTCATTCATTCCCAGTTCAAGTTGCTGTAGATGGAACGGTCGAGACCGATGTAATAGGTCAGCAACGCCCCGGCGACGAAAGTAGCCGTCAATAAGCCACTCACTTCAAGTGTCTTCTTGACGTCCTTTCCAAACTTATTGAAATCCTCCTTCAAGTTCTTGAACGACGAGTGCAACGCGTAGGTGAGAATCAACGCGAGGGCGGTCGACGTGAAGAAGAAGCTCCTGTCCACTGCGAGACGTGGCAGGCGGTTGACGACCAGACGCATCAGGTTCGGGACGATGAGCGTGATGAGGATGAGTCGCGCGGGGTAGTTCTCGACCACGACGGGGAGGAGGGTCGTGTAGAACACGGCCAGCCAGTAGGCCACCGCCATGTACAAATCGTTCGGAGGCGTAGACATGTTTAACTTACTATAGAATTACATTTTATTATTATTTGTCCTGGACTTCTTTACCACAGAACGGTGTCTTTTCCGGAATCTTCTCATAAATCCCGAGGGACACCGCCAAGTCTCTGAGTTCGATGTAATTTTTCCAGTACGCCTCGCTGTGGTCGTACTCCCGCACCGTGCAGTGGGCCAGCTCGTGGAGGAGGATGTGAAACACCTCGTTGACCTCGCCGTCGATGCACAACCCCAACTCGAACCCTTTGTTCACGTTGTACCCCAGGGCCCCATCCCACGTGCGGTAGTACGCGGTCAAGGGCATGGGTTCGTGCAACTCTGGGAACTTTGACTCGCGCACCAAGGCTTCGCGAAGGGTCGTGTACTTCTCACGCACCTTTTTGACTTTTTCGGGTTCACGTGTGTTCAGGTACAGGTACACGTTCACGAGGATGAGGAGGAGCCACGGCCAGACCCTCATTTTCTATATGCAAAGATAAATTTAGAGTACATCTGAGAAACCCTGTGCCCTGTGAGTGGGCCCCAGTACACGAGGTGGAACCCGTGCTGTTCGAGCACCGTCACCAAACGGTCTTTGTACGCCACCGGTTCACTCTTCGCCCCGTCCTCGTAGTACGGAGTGTCCACCAGGTTCACGAACAGCTTCTCCCCGAACCCACCTTGAGGGGACTCCTTCATGATGAAAAAGTTCCCCAACGCATCTTGCATGGGCGTGCGCATGATGATGGACTCACTGTCTGGGATGATCCCCGCCAGGGTGCCCCCGGGTTTCATGCGTTTCCGTATCTCTTTGATGCTTCGGTAGAACAGGTCCGAAGAAGCAAAGATGTAGTGGAGGCTAAAGTTATAACAGAGGACGTCGTACTTCCTGTTTGGACACGCCGCGATGTCCCCTGAGTAGAAATTGACGTGCATCTTCAAACCCTTCGCCCTGGTCTTCGCCTCCTCGAGGGCCTCCTCGCTCGGGTCGCACATGCTCACGTGCGCGCCCACGTGTTTCCACTTTTGCAAGTCCCCGCCGTACCCACACCCGACGTCGAGGACTTGTAAACCATCAGCCTGACACACAGCCTGTATTATTTCCCTTTTAAAGAGATTGTGGGCTTTTCTAATTTCTTCCATCTCACATTTCATTAAATGAACGCGCCTACCCCTTAAAAGGGTATTTGTGGACCCAGAGGTTGCACACCCACTTCTCCCCCTTGGTCACTGGTTTGCCCCCGTGCCACGCCTTGCTCGTCATGAACTCGTAGTTGTCGAGGTTCTCGAACAGGAGACAGTCGCCCGTGCGCAGGCGGTACTCCTGCTTGATGTTTGGGAACGCCGTGGCCCCGCCCTCGTACTCCTCGTTCAGGGCGATGATGAATGTGTACATGCGTGGGTTGTCCCCATCTTTAAAGCAGTCGTAATGGGGCTTATAGAACCCACCGGGTCTGTAGCGGAGGACCTGGAGTTGTTCGCAGTTTTCCGCGGGTCGGTCCACGTATTGGAGACACCGGTCCATCAGTTTACGCACCACCGGGTCCTGCCTTCCGAGCCACGCCGTCTCGCTCTGTCTGATGTGCGTGTTCACCTGGTGTTTCCCCCCGACGGTGGACGGATGCAGCCTGGGTAAGGCGGCGCGTTTGATGTGCGCGCACTCCTCTTCGGTGAGGACTCCCGGTATTTTCACGGGTCGCTGGTACGTGGGTATGAGAAACCACACGATGATGATGAGTGCCAACAGGAGGAGCATCTTACATTACACTCAGAATTTTTCTATAAAATAGGGAGTCACACACTTGTACCTGTCGTGTATGGTTCGTATGACATCGTTCGTGTACTCCGTGAGCGCTCGGATGTTTTCCAAGACCTCACCCCTCGGCTTTCCGAGGACGTACTGGCGCAGTTCATCACTCGACGTGTCCAAAAACATCTGGAAGAGTTGGGACACGTCCCTCGCCTTGGCGTTTTGTTTGTCTCGACGCTGCAACTCTTTTTTAAACTCGAGCTCGTCAATCTCGTGAAGCATGTACTGCACCCTCAGATACATGTTGTCTTCACGCACGAGCCACCGCCAGCGGAGTTCACCCTCTACGCGCAACAGGCTCAGACGCACACTGAGCAGTTCCGTGCACGACGGTTCCTCGTGGTCTCTAATCTCCTGATACGTGGGCAAACCACCGCACGGAATGTCCCCGTGCTCGCGGTTCAGCGTGCTCGTCTTCCTCTTGAACTCCAAGTAGTGGGGATTGTGGATTTTGCCCACACATATGATGCCCGTGCGCCAATCAAAGGCGGTCTCGCACAACGTGCACCACATCTGTGAACACCCCGATGTTTTCTGAATCATCTCCCCACACTTGGGACACGGTTTCGTATCTTTGTTGATGAGTTCCATCGTACGCACCGCGTCGGGGTCGCACACGTGCTCACTCCCAGACATCGTCCCGTTGCACCTATCGCAGTAGTTCTGACGACACAACCCACAATACCAGTCCTCGTCCATGAACCCACGACACTCCCCGTTGGGACACTTTCGTATGAATCTCCGCTCCTCGGGGTTCACCACCAATCCACCGGTGCGCAACTCTTCGTACTCTATGAGGGCATCCGTGTACGCCGTGTGCATCTCTCTAAGGTCAGGGTGAGCGTCGAAGTGTTCGTCATCTACTACGGGGATGGGGATGTTGTAGGCGTGCAACAGACGGATGACTTCCGAACGCAGGTCCCGTATGATTTCTCGCACGTCGCGCATGCGAAGGATGCGTTCGACCTGGGGCTGCGTGTCCGGGAACAACGCCTTCTCTCGCTCGAACAACACCAACTCCCTGTGTTTCCTAAAGTCGGTGTTCCTGAACTTTAACGTACACCAACTGTCCACGAAGTCGCGGGTCCACCGAGTCTTACACCCCATGCAGTGCGCGTCCTCGACCACGCTCAACAAGTACTTCTGACAACAACTACGACAACACTCGAAATCACAAAAAGAACACGAAACCTTTTTGTGATTTGTTTTGTTCCATGATTCACAACAGACATCACACATTTACCTATTTATTAACTAAAAACTTTAAACGAACCCAGTCCCGGTCGGATTTGAAAATCTTCGAGAGACGGGGTTTACTATTTTTGAAAAAAATCATCAACGCGTTGAGACGGCGGAAGAGACCAAGGGCAGGTTCACCCGCCTTGATGGCGCGCGACAACGCCCTGTGGCGCGCATACTTAGACTTTGTGGCCACGTCCTTGTACCCGAACACGGCGAGGGACACGTTTTGACGCAGTGGGATGCGAACACCTACGACGGGGGAGTTCATTACTATAGTCTATTCTGTGAAAATTATCGGCGGTTTGCTTTATTCACTGCCGCCTTCGCCTTCGCGTTCCAGTTTCGTGCTCGCTCCCGTACAGACGGTACAGACGTTTCACTGGCCATACTACTACTCGTACTGAACGCTGGTCTCGCATTGTTGAAGTCCTCGTTGTTCGTGTCTGCAGCCGCCGCCGCAGCCTTTCTGTTGGCCTCAGCCTTCGCAGCCTTTCTGTTGGGTTCCTCCTTCGCCTTCTTCTTCCTGGCCTCTGCCTCTGCAGCCTTCCTGTTGGCTTCCTCCTTCGCAGCCTTTCTGTTGGCCTCTGCCTCTGCAGCCTTCCTGTTGGCTTCCTCCTTCGCCTTCTTCTTCCTGGCCTCTGCCTCTGCAGCCTTCCTGTTGGCTTCCTCCTTCGCCTTCTTCTTCCTGGCCTCTGCCTCTGCAGCCTTCCTGTTGGCCTCTTCTTGTGCCTTCTTTGTCACAACTTCTTTGACACTGTTCACGTACTGTCGCACCTGGTTCAAACTCTTATTACGAATCGACCGACCCACCTGTCCTTCGGTGAATCCAAGTTTGCTCACGATTGCTTTATCACCGCTCTGGAGGAGTTCCCCCGCAGCGCGAGCGATGATGTACACCTTCTCCAGTTCTGCAGGTTCGGAACCCGCGAGTTTGATGTAATCGTCGACGTTCTTCGTGCTGAGGCCCTTGATTGCGCGTATTTGTCTTCGCAGTGCGTCCACCTTTCTCGCCTTGTTCAACGCACCCGGAACACCCCTCACGATGTTGGTCTGCACCGTTTTCTTTTCGTCCTCGCTCAGGGTTTGCAGTTTTTTCAAGTCTTTGGCGATTCCATTTCTTTTGATTCCATACGTTTCGTCCAACGTTCTACGAATGATGTTCTTATTCGTCTTCGGGTCGATGAAAAAGATTTCATCCGTTCTCAGTTTTTGCAGAATGGTGTCAATATATTTTCTTATTTCTTTTGTATTTTTTCCATACATTTTCGCGTATTTCTGTACCTGTTCCTCTTCCAGCTTATTCAACGCGGTGCGTTCCTGCGCACTCGTCGGTGTGGTTTGAATCTTCAAATAATTTTTAATGAGTCCCTGGCGTCTGTTTGTGTTCATTCTTTTCCGTT